GAATCAGGGAAAGGTTCGTCTAAATAAACTAAGCGGTCTAAATTATAGGAAAGTTCCTCAACTTTTTTAAGCTGCTCTGGTGACAGGCCAGTCTCCCCATGACGAAATTTATTCAATTGGTCATATGTTCGATGACCTATATGTACTGGGAGGCTTTTTCTAATAAACTTGGTTAATTCGTGATTTATTACTTCGGCAGCGTAGGTTTTAAAAGAAGTATCACTATGGCGGGATGAGTTAGGGTAGGCTATTGCTGCTTCGCATAAAGCCAGATAGGCAACGCCGACAACATCGTCTAACTCCATTCCTTTTGGGCATCTCCGCTTGCCTATAACAAACGCCAGAGGTTTGAGCTCCAAAACGGCTTGCTGTTGTTCCGGGATCAGCATTTTTTCACCCCCAAGGGGAGGGTCGGGGTTGCCCCCAACCCTATATATGTACGCCTAGGCATGCATGCGCAAAACAACTGCCGCTGCAGGCAATACCACCTGACCGTCAACCCGTTTAATCGCTCGAAAAGCCACTAAGTCCTGCTCAAAATAGCGGTCTACGCTTCTCTGGACTTCGAGGCCTTTTCGGTCAACGATGTAGTAGGCCCTGGCGAAGTCGCCAAAAATGATCACGTCTTTCCCGGCGTTATTGGCTGGAGTAGTGGCATCCCAGGGCCATAGGTTGTCGGACAGGACGCCAGGACGCCCCAAAAGCATTAGGGGGACAACTCCGGTTAGCCCGGCGGTAATCAGCAAGTAGTTGCCCACACCGTCTTTTAACGTCCGCAGGTAAGCCAGGGTCGCTGAGTTCATCACCCAGGTGGAAGTAGGCCGGTATACTGCCGGTACGGCATCGTACTGCTTAATTAATTCGTCTGCCGAAATTGCATTGTTGGCAGCAGTGGTTACACGGCTGACAGTTGGGTCATTCAGCAGCCCTGACGGTTGCATAGCTCCTGCCCCGTTGAAAAAAGCCTTGTCTTCAACTTCCCCTAGTTTTTCGCCAAACAGTTCAGCCAGTAACGTTTCGACATTAACCGCAGCATCCGCCAGAAGCTCGCTGCTTACAAGTGTTAAGCCCGCTAGCTTTTTGGGGGTAAATTGCAGTTGTCCAAAAACTGGTTGGCTTTCAGCTATTGCAGTTGCTTCAGGTGTCCAATTAGCCGTTACCCCGCTGCCTAACTTGGGAATTTTTAAGGTTTCTGCGCTGATGGTGATTGTCCGGGCCAATGTACGCATAACGCTTTTCTCCACCAGGGCGCGGACTAATTCCGCCAGAAATTGGTCTGGCACTAAATAGCCGCCAGCGACATCCGATCCCTCGACCAGGGCGCGCGTGTCGTAGCTCCTACCGCGGAGGTAATTGACAAAAGCCTGGCGTTTCTCGTCCACCGCCGGTTGAGACAGGATAAGGGGGATTGCTTTTGTTTCTAGCTTACTTGTGGTTAATTCAGTTTCCAGTAAGGTTTTATCCGCTAACTGTTGTCTGATCTCGCGTTCTTTTTCATTCACTTCGTTCTCCTCCTGTTTTCTTTTTTGAATTGTTGTGCCTGAATAGGCAGGCATCCCTACAACACTGATCTCTTTTAGGTCAATATCAATGAGTTGCCTAGTGTTGTGTTTCCAGTCATCCTTGCGGCAAATAAAGCCAATTGACATGTTCTTTATATCGCCGCGCTGGACAGAAGCGACTATGTCTCGACCAAAGCTCGTGTCCATGTTTGGCCTTATATCAACCACCAGGCCGTGTTCGTTTTCTTGCAGCCTCAAAGTTTGATTGCTTACGCGGCCGATAACTTTACTGGGGTCGTGGTCAACTAATGCCAGAATGTCACTGTTATTCGCCAGGGAGTTTTTAAACGCTCCCGGCAAAATGCGTTCTGTAAACGGCAGCCCCTGGCTATTTTCGTTGAAAACTGCCGCATAACCGGTTAAGGCCGGTTCTTCAACTGTACCGGCTAGCCTCACTTCAAAGCTCCTGGTTTCGTAGTCTGTCCCCGCTTCCCTCTTATTTTGCCACTGCCGGTAGCAAACTGCCGCCCGTTGTTTGTTGTCGGGGTATTCCTTATTCATCGTTTCATCCCCTATGCAACGGCTTAGAAAGTCATCTTTTTTCTCATCCGGTTTTGGTTTGGGTAGAGACAATTTATTCACCTTCCTTCAATAATGGGGGCAGATTCTCCCGCTGCCTTACTTCGTCAGTGCTCATAAAGCCACTATCTATCGCTATCTTGTAGGCCATATAACGGCTCTTTGTGTCAGTCCTCAGCAGCCCATCAACCAGAAACTCAACAAAATATCGCTGCCTCTCGCCAGGAGTAAATACCTTCAAGGTAAAGGCTTCCTCAATGCGAGTTAAAAACGGCTGCAGACTAAACGTCAAAAATTCCAGGGACTGGGTCTCGACGTTGGCATAAGTCCCCCTGGCCGTGGGGTCAAGCATATGAGCGGGTATCCGTAAGGCTGCCGCTATTGTCCGCATGGCGAATTGCCTTGCTTCGGTTAACTGACTTTCCTGAGCATTGTTTGAGATTGGTTGCCAACTAACCCCCTCCTCCAAGATTGCCGTCCCCTGCCGTTTCCTCCCGCCGTGTGCTACCTGCCAAGACTCCCTCAAATTTACATACGCTTGCTCGGACAAGGAGCCATCAACCCGTAACACCCCGGAGGGATTGGCGTTATTGGCGAAGTACGTTGCCGCGTATTCTTCCCCGGCTAACGCTGCTCCAATAGCCTCACGGGCTGCTTGGACGGGACTTTTGCCAGTTAGACCGTCCAGGCTGAGCATGGTAATATGGACAATTTCACCTGGTGTCTTTACGCGCATGCCCTGGGAAAGGTTTAGTTTGTATAAAATACTGCCCTCACTTTGCTCAAGAGTTACCCGGTTAGGTTGAATTGGCCACAACGCCTCAATCTGGCCATTGGCTTTGAAGGCGGGGAGAATATAGGCATTGCCATAGAGCAGTAGGTGTAGGGATATGGTTTCTTTGAAGCTAAAAGGTGTCTGCACTGGATTGGGTTGCTCATGGAGGAGACGGTATACCGGATGGTATTCAGCCCTCCGCTTACCCCCCGCCGTCCGTTCGTAGGTGACTAAGGGCAGGCTAGCCGTCAATTCAGCGATTAGACGCACTGCGCCCAGTACCGCCGGGTGTCCCAGCGCTGTTTCGGGAGTGACGGAGATCCCCGCCGCCGTGTTCAGTCCGAACAGGGTTCTCCAGCCATCGGCATCTTTTAGGGTAAGCTCTCGTTTCTCTTCTCTGCCAAATAGCCGTTTCCAAAAACTCATGGTATCACCAACTTTCCTTTTGCTTCCAAGTGGGTCTCAGTTATCAAACCCCTGAGCTGGGTACTGCAACTTTAATAATACCCGAGGTTATCCAGGTCTCAATTGGCCGGGCGAATTCATCCCAGGTAATTGTTTTTCGTTGATGGGTAAAATCACGGTTTAGAAGGTTCAAACCACCATTATCCCCCGTCTATTGTAGGGTGATTGCTTATTGCTCCGTAGCATCAGCCGGCTTATAGCCATGATTAAGGCCACTATCCCGTCTATTCTTTGGGGGGACTTGGCCTTGCTCGGCTTGATGTTGCCTGCCGGGTCTTGTTCAGCCATAACGTTGTCCGCACACCACCTAAGAACAGGATGTCCACCGTGCACCAGCTTCTTTTGAAGTAGTAAACTTTCTAAATGTTTGGTCGGCGCGCTAAGACTTGAAAATCCCATCCCTACGGGGATCATCTTCGCGCCGTCATCGGTAAGCCGCTGTACCAATTGAGTGGCTTCCCAACGGTCGTAAGCGAACTCTCGGACGTGGTACTCCTTCGTCAGCGACTTAATCCGTTGTTCAACGAAAGAATAATCAATCACGTTCCCTGGCGTAAGAGTGACAAAACCCTGCCGCGCCCAGGTGGTATAAGGCACCCGGTCTTTCTTCTCCTTCTGTCTGGCCGTGTCCGCCGGGATGAAGAAGAAGGGGAGAACCTCCACCGTTTCATTATCCATCGGGAAGGCAAGGACTACAGCGGTTAGGTCGGTCGTGGTGGAGAGGTCGAGGCCGCCGTAGCAGTCCCGGCCCTTTAGCCGCTCCGGAATCACCAGGCCGGCGGATTCGTCCCAGGTTGTCATATCCAACCACCGGGTTTCCTGCTGCGTCCATTGATTCAGGTATAGTCTGCGGAAGGTATTCTGCAAAGCCGGCTGCTCGTGGGAGCGGGTATATAGCTGCCGCATCTCCTCCAGGCTGCGGAAGTCTCCTAGAGCGGGGTTAGCTTTGCGCCAGGTAACCTCATCCTCCCAGTCGTCTGTTTCGTCTGCCGCATAGATGACGGGGTAGAAGGACTTGTCCTTGACAATTCCGTCCAACAGCTTTCTGGCGTAATCGTGTTGCTGCCAGCAAACAGAATTTCTATCGTACCCGGCAGTCGTTATGGCTATAATAAGGGGCTGTTCCCTGGCACCGGTACTAGTGGTCAGAACGTCCCACAACTCGCTGTCCGGCCAGGCATGCAACTCATCCGCTATAACAGCATGTGCATTGTAGCCGTGTGCAGAAGCTGCATCTGCTGCTATGGCCCGGTAAAAACTCCCGGTTTTGTGGTAGACAATGCGCTTTTGGGAATCAATGACTTTCAGAATTTTCCTCAATGCGGTCTGCTCCACCATTTTAGCCGCTATGTCAAAAGCAAGAGAAGCCTGCTCCCGATCGCAGGCAGCCGAGTAAATCTCCGCGCCACTCTCGTTGTCAGCCGCTAGCAAGTAAAGTGCCAAGGCAGCAGCAAGAGAAGTTTTCCCCTGCTTCCGGGGTATTTCCAGGTAGGCAGTCCGGTACTGCCGCAGTCCCCGGCGATCGACAGTGCCAAATAGGTCACGAACAAACGTTTCCTGCCAGGGTCTCAAGTTGAACGTCTGGCCTGCCCATTTCCCCTTGGTATGCTTGAGTAAGTTTATGAAGTTCACAGCATGATCCGCCTTAGCCTGGTCAAACATTATTTTCCACCTTTTAGGAGAAGTTCCAGTTCGTCAACTTCCGGTTCTGCCACGTTTAGGCTGCCTCTGTCAACAGGGTTTAAGCCAAATTTAGCCGCCCACTTATAGGCTGCTGAACGGTATTCTCTAGCCACCTGACAAGCCGGGTTCTTAATTATGCTCCCGTTGTTGCAAGGGATTAGTAAGCCCTCTCGGTCGATCCGCTGTTCTGCTATTTTCAACCGGGATAGGCACAGGCATAAGTCGGTAAATGCTACCCCGTCAACTTCGGTAAGCAGGCCCAACGGCTCTAATTTAGCTGCCAGTTGCCGCCAGTATTGCTTTGCTTCTTCAGGCAGCCAGTCTGGACAAGGGGGGGTAAGGGGTTTAGGTTTAATTTCGGGTTTAAACTCCCTCTTGCCGGGGTTGCCTTCGAGAAGCTTTAGTTTGTTCGCTTTTTTACGCAAGTTTTCTCCTCCTAATTGAGAATGATACTCGTTTTTACATTGCGAAAGTTTACAAAGTCCTCGCCTTTCGGTCTAGGACTCATCTAGCTAGAAAAAACACCTACTAGCTTCCGCTTGCTCTCTCTAGCTTCGTTTTACGCCTTCCTAGCAAGGCCGCCGTCTTGTATGACCGTCTTGCGGTCGTGATGAAATTTACACAAGCTTTGCCAATTAGCTCTGTCCCAGAATAACCCATAGTCCCCCCGATGTGGAATTACATGGTCAACTATCGTTGCCGGCACTGTCATGTTTCCCTGAAGGCACTCAACACAAAGCGGATTCCTTCTCAAGTACCCGGCCCTGGCTTTCTGCCACTTGCTCCCATACCCGCGCCGGGAAGCATTTTCCCTGTGCTCGTCCCTCACTCGGTCATGGACTTTCTGATGCAAAAGACAAAACCCCCGGCCACCGGAAGCTTGTAGCTCCGGACAACCGGGGAATCTGCATGGGGGTTGCGGTCTAACTGGCATTGCATAAACACCCTTTATGGCTGCTATTAACTTTTATTATAATGGGGAACACGCGTTTTGTCAAACAGAAGTTTGCTTATATGCTGGGGAAGTTATATGAGGAGAGAAAACAAGAACATGGCGGTGACAGAAAAT